AGAATGAACGGTTGGAAGCCAATAAATGCGAATACGAGGTGTAACGCTTGGTCTAGTTGGCCTGATCCCACGCATAGAGAGAAATATGGTAGGTGCGAACCGATGTATGATGTTGAAAAATACGCTGAGAATTGCGGAGAACTGTGGTTTGCCCATCCTGGATTCCTTGAATTAGCATTAAAAAAATTCAAAAGGGAACCGGATTTTGTATTATCTCCAAGGGTTTTGCGGAACATAAATATTGAAGTTGGTTCAGAACCTAATATGGGAATGTTAATGATTCAGGCATGTCTTGAACAGAAAAGATTTTCAGAAGTCTATGTTGCAGGGTTTGACTTTTACGAATCAGGAAATGATTACTATTTCACAACAGGAAAATTCGATCATCTGGCGCACCATCAACCGGACAACAAAAGATGGTTCATGGAACAAATCAATATGGGCAGAATAAAGCGTTTAAAATGAAAAATTACACTATGGAACCGAAAACGATAATTATCCTTGGAATGCACAGATCAGCCACAAGCCTGGTTGCCAAAGGTCTATCGCAAGTCATCGAGATGCATCCGAACGGTCATCAATTCCCAGATCAACCAGACGGAAACTGGGAAAATCTTGTTTTTGTTCGTCTTAATGATGCGATCCTGGAAGCAGCCGGGGGATCGTGGGACAACCCGCCAAGTGAAGAGGCAATTTTAAACATTCCGGAAAAGTTAAAAGATATTGTAAAAGATCTAGTAGAACGGTACAATGAAGCCCATGATTACTGGGGATGGAAAGATCCTCGGACATGTCTGACGTACCCGATTTATAAACCCTACCTGAGAAATCCGATTTTAAACATCGTTGTCAGGGATCCAAAACAAGTAGCGGAAAGCCTTAACAAAAGAAATGGATTTTCGCTTGATAAGGGCACCGAATTGGCGAAAATTTACAATGAAAGAATCCTAAAAATTTATCAGGGGCATATAAAATGATTGAATGCACACTGCAAGAAGCAATCGAGAGATGTAGGGATAACGGCGGAAGGTGTAGAAGGCATGATTTAAATGAATGCTGGGTTTATGTTGGTGGAACCGGCGCTGTTATGTACCAGGAAAATAGACACGATGCAAAATTCCTTGCTTATGATTTTGAAACAACATGGATATATGAACCCCCCAAAGAATCAGCTTTTCAGAAGTGGGTCGAGAGCAGCTTACATTACAGTTTAGGAAGTGGTGTTGACACAGGAAGAAAAGAAGGCTGGAACGCTGCCATTGATGCCGTACTTGCATTGAAAAGAAACCCAGCCAGGGACTTACAGGACGTAAATAAGATTCATCCAGCTGTTTGGTGTCATGAAGTCAAGGAGCTAAAAGAGCCATGAAAATAGCAATAGGATTGCCCACAACAGGGATCACAAAGACAGATACAACCGTCTGTCTAATGAAATTGCACACCGCAATTGTGCAAAAGTATGAGAATTGTGCAATTATTCCAGCAACAGGACCGGTAGAGCAAGCCAGAAATCTGGCCGCTGATTACTTCCTGAAATCCGATGGCACTCATCTTTTATTTGTCGATTGGGACGCAACTTTTCCAGAAAATTCAGCGCAAGTCCTGGTAGATGCAGACAAGCCTATTATAGGTTGTAATGCTGCAAAGAAGAAAACAGGTGACCCAGTGGTATTGAACAACATCGAGGGCGAACTCCTGAACTACATAAAACACGAAATGGAAGAAGTTGGTATGATAGGAATGCATGTAACCATGATAAAGCGGGAAGTTTTTGAAAAGATGCCTTGGCCCTGGTTCATACCGATAGAAGTTCCAGGACAACGAGTATTGTCCGGTGAAGATTTCGCATTTTGCAAGAAAGCAGACCAGTTGCATGGCTTTAAGGTATGGGTTCACAACCAGCTATCAATGGAAATCGGGCATATCGCAGAAGAAACAAAATACCTAACGTCACATATCAGGCAACAAGTTGAAGATCACAAGAAAGGGGCTTATCTCAACGAACTTCAAAAACTTAAGGATGGGATCGGATGAGCGCCACAATCCTCGTGTTGCAGACTGAAAAGTTCATAATTCGGCAAAGCCCCTTCGACAAAACCAAACTCTGGATAGAACGATCAGACGGTGAAGGGACAGAATTGACGGTTGACACGCTGGATGAATGGTTAGAGAAAATGATTAATGAGGTGATGTGATGCCAGCAGGAAGACCGACACAATATAAAAAAGAATACGACATACAGGTGTATAAGCTCAGTATGCTTGGATATATTGATAAAGAACTTGCTGAATTTTTTGGGGTATCGGAAAGAACCCTAAACACATGGAAAAAAACGCATCCTAAATTTCTTCAGTCCATCCAAAGGGGAAAGGAGACAGCAGACCAAAAAGCAGTTCTGAGCGTCTTTAAAAGGGTGAATGGATACCCGTACACAGAGACTCAGACAAAAGTAGAGAAGGTATACGTTGATGGGAAAGAAGTTGCTGGCGCTGAAAGGGTCACTGAGACAATCACAAAAAAAAGAGTTATCCCGGATGTAAAAGCAGGAATGTTCTGGTTGAAAAATCGTCAACCAAAGCATTGGAGAGACAGGCAAGAGCACGAAGTAACCGGTAAAGACGGTGAACCGATCGTTACGATAATCAGGGGCGATGATGCCAAGCTTTAAATTCACAGCCAAGCAATTAGAAGCCCGGTCAATTATGGCTATGGCTTACCAACATTTCATGATGTTTGGTGGGTCAAGGTCAGGCAAAACATTCCTTATTATCTATGCGATCGTAATCAGAGCGATCAAGTCAAGAGGATCAAGACATGCCATCTTGAGATTCAGGTTTAATGCTGTCAAAGCCTCCATAATCTTTGATACATTCCCGAAAGTAATGGAACTCTGCTTTCCGGGTGTAGAGTACAACCTGAATAAAACAGATTGGATTGCAACGTTCAGCAACGGGTCAGAAATCTGGTTTGGTGGACTGGATGATAAAGAAAGAACCGAAAAGATTCTGGGCCAGGAATTCGCCTCAATATTCTTAAACGAGTGTTCACAGATACCCTGGAGATCTGTAGGCATTGTCAAAACAAGACTTGCTCAGAAATGCGTTCAGGATGACGGTGTTCCTTTATCACTACGGATGTACTACGATTGCAACCCGCCGAACAAAAACCACTGGACTTATAAGGTGTTTCGACAGGGGCTAGATCCGGACACAAAAGAGCCGTTAAGGAATAGCAACCTGCATGGATCAATCCAAGTCAACCCGGTAGACAACCTCGACAACCTACCAGAAACCTACCTTGACACACTCAATAGTTTACCGCCCCACCTGAAGAAAAGGTTCCTGGACGGTATTTTCGCAGACGCCAACCCAAACGCTTTATTCTCTGAAGAGAGTATGGACCGGTGGAGAGTTGAGAACACCGCCGACATGCCGGAATTGGCTCGAATTGTTGTGGCAGTTGACCCTTCTGGCGCAGATGATGATGAAAACAAGAACAATGATGAAATAGGGATCCACGTTGGGGGGTTGGGTATTGATGGGAATGCTTATCTCTTGGAAGATGCCACACTGAAAGCTGGTCCTGGTGTTTGGGGCAAGATGGCCGTATCAGCTTATAGAAGACACAAGGCTGATATAATGGTTGGCGAACAGAATTTTGGCGGGGCTATGGTAAAGTTTGTCATCCAGGCAGCGGATAAAGATGTAAACTATAAAATAGTCTCGGCTTCCAGGGGCAAGGTCCAAAGAGCTGAACCATTTGCACAATTATTCGATGACGGCCGCATACGAATTGTGGGCAGGCAAAACGAGTTAGAAGAGGAGCTGTCAGGCTTTTCCACCAACGGTTACACAGGCAGCAAATCACCGAACAGAGCAGACGCCGCAATATGGTGTTTGACAGAACTCTTTCCGGGGATTATTATTGGTTCAAGAAAAACGGTAGAGATCGAAGAAGATTCAGAATGGGGGTAATCAACCAAGGATGGTATGCTAACCCACAAAGAAATACTAGAACGACACGAAGCAGCAGAGACAGCAGACCGTGAGCAGTCAGAGCTTGCCATTAAGGACATGCTGTTTGTAGAAGAAGAGGGCGGCCACTACACTGAAGAAGCCAGAAGAGTCCGGAAAAAACGCCCAATGTTTCAGATTGATTTGGTATCCCCCGGAATTGACCAAGCAATTGGAGATCAGCGCCAAACAGAAACCAGCATCATAGTCTATCCCCAAAAAGACGGCACCAAAGATGTTGCCAAGATCATGACCGGGCTCCTCAGGTCAATCGACAGAGAATCAAACTCTCCAAATATCCATGATGCCACTTATGATGAAGTCCTGAAAGGTGGTATCGGTGGATGGAGAATCTTGACCGAATTTCATCCAGACAACCCTTTCATTCTCCGCATTATAAAAAAGTGGATCCCTTCGGCTGCATCATCATTAAAGTTTGACCCTTCTGCAGAACTATACACAAAAGAAGACGGCATGTTTGCCTTCATTGATACGTCGATGTTAAAAGACGAATTTGAAAAGGAATACCCAGACAAATCTCCTGAAGGGTTTTTCAAACGACTTTTAACACCGGCATTATGGTTCACTCAGGACCGGGTGCAAATGTCAGAATTCTTTTACAAAGATGAGGTTAAAAAGAAAGTTGGTTTGTTATCTGACGGCAGGGTAATCGATATCGAGGAAGAATCGAAGGTGCTTGACGAACTCGCGGCAAGAGAGCTGCCAATCACAGTTATCGAAGAAAAAGAAGTTGATTCCTTCAAGGTAAAGACTGTCAAGATGAAAGGCAACGATTTCCTTGAAGACTGGCAAGATTGGGACGGAAAGTTTATTCCGATAATTCCCGTTTATGGTCGAACGGCTACAATTCAAAATAAAAAGTATTACCGGGGTATGGTTCGCAAATCGAAAGACCCGTCAAGGATTTTAGATTACTCTTTAAGTACTACGGTTGAGATCACAGCACTAAGCCCGAAAGATCCGATCTGGCACACACCGGCAATGATCGATGGACATCAGGCGAAATGGAAAACCTACCCTCTCGAAAATCACCATTTCATGCCCTTTAATGTTGATCCATTGATGCCAGGAGTAACCCCACAAAGAGGAGGAGCTCCGGCAGTACAAGACGCTTTGCTAGCTCAGATATCTCAGGCAGAAAAGAACATATATTCCACAATGGGACTTGAGGGTCCGAGCCGTGGCGAACAAATCGACCCGCAAAGCGGACTTGCAATAGATAGACTGCAAAGAGCAGGCGATAGGGGTCTGTTTGTTTTCACCGATAATCTGGAAAAGTCAAAGGAATATGACGCTAGGCAAGTTATTGACCTGATTCAAAGGACTTACGACACTGAACGAATTGAAAAGATCCTCAATGAGGATGGCACAGACGAAGATATAACGGTTAACCTCAGAGAAGTGGACGATATCAACGAACCGGTAATTGACGAGGA